GCATCAACTTCATCCACACCGAGCGTCTGCCGACGAGCTCGAGCCATCGTCGCTGCCCTGTGTGGGTGCCCTCGGGCGTTCACTTGGGTATGTGGAACGACATCATGTCTGACATCACGCAGCGTCGCGATTTGTCTTCGCACCCGTATCAGATCTATCTGATGGGTACTTTCGGTGCCACGCGCACGGAAGAGAAGAAGGTCGTTGACATCCTGTGCGCGGAATAAGGGAGTAAAGGAAAATGGCAGTTGTAGCAGTTAAATCAACCCTTATCACCAACGCAGATGCGACCCCGGCCGTTCTCAATAGCCCCCGTGTAGACGGTGGCTTTGAGCGTATCGAGGTTGCGACGGCCGCTATTACCTCTGGTGATAGCATCGCCTCAACCTATCGGATGTTCCGCGTTCCCTCGAATGCGGTGATGACCGATCTGCGCATCTACTCGCCGGACATCGGCACGACGACGATCTCGGACATCGGCCTGTATCGCACCGCTAAAGACGGCGGCGCTGTGCAGGATGCTGACTTCTTTGCCTCGGCCCTGTCCCTCAAGGACGGTGCGCTCAATGGCACGGATGTTCTGCACGAAGCTGCGGTGTTCACGATTGATAACTCCGGCAAGGAGCTGTGGGAAGCCCTCGGTCTTACCAGCGACCCGTCGGTGTTCTACGATGTGGCTCTCACGTTGACGGCTGCGGCTGACGCAACCGGCACGGTGAAACTCATCGGTCGTTACACGGCGTAATAAAGCGGGGCGGGCTGGGTAACTGGCTCGCCCCTCTCTTCACGGAGAACAGACATGGCAGATCGTTTTTACGGCATTGACCGCGGCGAACAGGGCGTTCGTAACGTCACAGAGGGGAGCTCCTCTACGGCGACCACGGACGTTGAAGTGCGTGTTGATCTCGCCCCCGGCATGAGTAAGATTGAGGTTTTGCTGGCCCTTGATTCGATCAAGGAAGCCATCGCTCAAGATACTTGGCCTCCGGCTTAACGGTCTCGGGGTTTCCCGATGGCCGCTAGCAATGTAGCAATCGCAAACCTCGCGCTGACGAAGCTCGGGGATTTGCGCATTTTGAATCTCACGGACAACACCAAGCCTGCGCGCGAGGTGAATGCCGTGTTTGATATGACGCGGGACTATCTCCAGCGTCGCTTCTCTTGGCGGTACTGCATCAAGCGAGCAAACCTTGCCGCTGATTCTGGAACTCCGCTGTGGGACTGGTCGTATCAGTATCAGATCCCGACCGACTGCCTGCGTATCCTGCAAGTTGGGCAGTATTACCCGACGCCTGATCTTTCCGATCTGATCTCGACTGGCGGGCAGGAATACGTTCTTGAGGGCAAGTACATTCTCTCGAATCAGGCTGGCCCGCTAAAGCTGCGATACCTGTCTCGGGTAACTGACCCGGTGCAGTTTGATACGGCGTTTGACATGGCATTCTCCGCATATCTTGCGTACATCCTTGCCGAGCCTTTGACGGCTAGCGGAGAGCAGAAGCAAATGGCGTACAACGATTATCGTAATGCGATCAAAGATGCCGTCATTGCCAACGCGATAGAGAACCCACCGGAGTCGCTTGCCGACCAGACTTGGATTTTGGCGAGGCTTTAAGACATGGCGAAAAGCTCGCCCGCGATCTCTAACTTCAACGGCGGCGAGGTCGGCCCTCTCCTATCCGGTCGCGTCGATTTCGAGAAGTACAGCAGCTCCTGCTACAAGATGGAGCGGTTTATCCCGACTGTGCAGGGGCCAGCCAAGCGCTCGCCCGGTACACGGTTCGTGCTGCCGACTAAATATGCGAACAAGAATTCGTATCTCAAGCGCTTTGAGTTCTCGTTCGATCAGGCGTACATCCTTGAGTTTGGCGACCAATATGTGCGCTTCTACACCGATCGAGGTGTGGTGCTAGACACCACGCTCGACATCACCAACGTCACTCAAGCCAACCCGGGCGTTCTGACCTACAGCGGCACCGATCCTGCCAACGGCGATTTCTTCTATGTCACAGGCATAGAGGGGATGACTGAACTCAACAATCGATATGTGCGTGTATCCAATGTGGATACAGGCGCGAACACGTTTGAGCTACAGACGCCAACCCAGCAGGCGATCGATACCACTAGTTATGGCGCATACGTTTTCAACGGCGATATGCAAAAGGTTTATGAGGTCGCCTCTCCCTATCTCGAGGCCGACCTGACGAATGCAGAGGGCGGCTGCGCCCTTTCGATTGTCCAGTCTGGTGACGTCCTCTATATCGGCTGCGAGGGCTATGCGCCGCGCACGTTGACCCGCAGCGGCAATACGAGCTGGGCGTTTGCAACGTATGCGCCGACTGACGGCCCGTTCCAGACGGAGCCGCTTGATACCAAGAATTTCACGCTCGGTGCCTCAACGGGTACCGGCGTTTCGTTGACCTGTTCGACAAACATTTTCGAGGTTGCCCACGAAGGGATGCTGTTTCGGCTAGAGCCGACCAACATCACTACACCGCCTTGGGAAACGAATAAGAGCATCACAGCGACAAATCTGCGCAAGTCTGATGGCAAGTATTACGAAGCCACCAACACCGCTACAACGGGCTCTGTGCGCCCTATACACGAAGAAGGAACCGAGTCTGACGGCGGAGTGATTTGGGAGTATCTACACCCGGGATATGTCGTCGTCAAAATCGTAACGGTAACGGACGCGCAAACGGCGACCTGCGACATCATTGGCCCGGGCATTGCCCCTGCCGAGGTGGTTGCCGGTGACGACTGCCGGTTCCGCATCGGCGCGTGGGGTGAAGCGACAGGCGCTGCGTTCCCGTACAAAGTCTCTTTCTGGCGTGATCGGTTGTGGTGGGCTGGCAACCAGCAAGTTTATGCCTCGGTGGCTGGCGATTATTCCTCGATGGCTCCCGACACTCTTGGCGAGATCCTTGCGGATAACTCAATCTCGCTGACCATATCGGTCGGCAAGGTGGACAAGATCCGCTGGATGACGGCATCAGATGTGCTGTTGATCGGTACTGCTGGTTCTGAAATCGCGGTGCAGGAAGTTACGCCAAACCAAGTGCTCGGCCCCGAGAACGTCAAGTACGAGATCCAGTCTGCTGAAGGCTCGAGAGAGTTAGAGGCGGTGCTGGTTGAGGATTCGGTGTTGTTTATTCGCATCGGTGGCCGTCGTGTCATCGAGCTGCGTTTCGACATCCAGTCTGATTCGTGGGTGCCGCGCGATATGAACGTGCTGTACCCAGAGATCACCCAGACCGGCATCGTCGAGATGGCGTATCAGAAGGAGCCGGACAATATCATCTGGATCGTTCTGGCGAACGGCAACTTGATCGGCATGACCTATGACCGAGAGCAGAACGTCTACGGCTGGCACCGTCATCCGATTGCCGGAGCTGGAGCCAAGGTCAAATCTGTTCAAGTGGCTACCGGCCCAGACGGCGACGTTGACGATGTGTGGATGATTGTCGAGCGCGACCTTGCCGATTACGCCATTCTCTCTGAAGCATCAGAATACGTCACCGCAGAAGATGGCAGCCGAATGCTAATTGACGAGCCGATTGAAGTCGGGCGTTACGTTGAGTTTTTTGCGCAGGGATTTGAGCAAAATCAAGACATCCAGAGCGCGGTCTATCTTGACTCGTCGCTCGAGTTTGACAACACGATCAATGAGACGCTGTTGCCCGGGTTTGATTCCATTACCCGCGGCGCTACCAATGTTCCGTTTGAAGTCACATCGTTTTTTGAGCTGATCACAGAAGATGGCCTCGACTTCTTGGTAACGGAAGCAGAGGATTCCCTTGCCGTCACGGATGACATTTTTGTAGCTACAGACGTAGGCCGAGAGATCCGCTTGCGCTACTTTGACAGCGTATCCGAGCAATGGCTGACCGCTCGAGCGCTCATCACAAGCTACGTTGATGAGAGCAAGGTGCTGTGCACGATCCTCGCTCCGTTCCCGAATTCGGATGAAATCCCGGCTAATGGCTGGCGTCTGACATCGACCGTCATTACGGGGCTGTGGCATCTGGAGGGCCAGACAATCAGCGCGCTAGCTGACGGCGCAGAGATTGAGAATTTGACCGTGCTTAACGGATCTGTGACGATGCCGGTGGCTACCGCTCGAGCGCAGTTCGGTCTGCCGTATACGTCTTATCTTGCGACTCAACGGATTGACTCGGGTGCCACGGATGGCACCGCGCAGGGCAAGACGAAGAGATTCCATCAGATCGTGATGCGCTTGTACGCAAGTCTTGGCGGTAAGGTTGGGCCGGATGCGTCATCGACCGATTACATTTTGTATCGATCGCTGTCAGACTACATGGATGAGGTTCCACCTGTTTTGACTGGCGATACCGACAAGTTTCCGTATCCGGGTGGCTACGAAACCGATGGCCGCATCTGGGTCTTGGCTGATCAGCCTCTGCCGCTGACTGTTGTTGCGATGTACCCGCGAATGAAGACGGAGGACTAATGGAAGTCGTCTCATTCAAAGCCAAGTATCTGCGAGCGATGGTGCTGCAAGACGCGCAGCAGATCATGTCTCCGCTGACGTTCGATGACGAATACTGCGAGCAGTTGGTCGACGCTGGCCCTGCTTACACGATTTTGGACGGCAACAAGCCGATCATGTGCGCAGGCGTCGCAGAGATGTGGACGAACCGATACGCCGCGTGGGCGTGGCTGTCGAAGGATGCTGGCCCGAAGATGGTCGGCCTGACACGGATCGTCGATGACTATCTCAATACCCGCCCATACAAGCGCATTGAGGCGTATGTCGATGCGCGGTTCGATGCCGGTCACCGCTGGGCAAAGATGCTGCGATTTGAATATGAGGGCTTGATGCGTTCATTCGGGACGCAGGGCCAAGACATGGCGATGTATTCGAGGATTCAATAATGGCCGCTCTACCGTTTATTGCTGCTGCCGCTTCCGCTGTCGGTACGATTGCCGAAACATCACAGGCGCGTAAAGTTGGTGAGCAGCAGGCTCGCGCTACAGAGGAAGCCGCTCGAGCTGTAGGGCTAGAAACAACTGCGCAAGTTGAAGCCCAGCGCCGAGAGGCAAGACGCCTTGCTGGTACGCAACGAGCAGCTGGCGCACAAATGGGGATGTTGGAGTCGCCGACATTCTTGGACGTAACTGCTCAGTCAAACGTAGCTGCTGAACTTGATGCTTTAATGTTGGCGTATCAGGGCGAGACGCAGCGCAAGAGCTTGATGACTGAGGCGGCGATGACGCGCGCAGCCAAGCCAATGTGGGGGCCAGCGATCCTATCGGCTGGAACGAATGCCTTGATGGCATTTACGCAAACTGGCGGCAAGCTTCCGTCCGGCGGTAAAAAAGCAGGGGCAGCCTAATGGCAAAGCTTGAGTTTTATCGGCAACAAGTTGTTCCTCGCATTGCGACACCAAGTGCGCGCGGGCTGGCGGCTGTTGAGTCACCGTTGGCTCAAGTGGCCGGATCGATTACGCAGGGAGCCACAGCGCTAGCAAAGCTGAGCGCAGATCTGGATGAGATGCGCGTTGAGGATGCGTACAACACTCTGCGCACCAAGCAAACAGAATTGATGATGAACCCAGAAACCGGGTTTATGTCCAAACGATCTGCTGATGCCGTCGCGCCTGACTTCATGTCTCGTTATGTGACGGACTTCGATAAAGAGGCCGAGGCTCTTTCTGAAAAACTGCAAAACCCACAACAACGCGAATTGTTTTCGCGCAGGGCTGCCGCGTCCAAAGCCGAGTTTAGCGATTCCATCATGCGGCACGTTCTCGGCGAAACAACCCGGTACAGCGATGACGTTTATGCTGGAGTGAAGGCGACCGAAATCAACAGCCTTGCAACGAATTGGAAAGACCCGGCCAAGATCAGGGACTCGCTGTCTCGTATTGTTGCAAACACGGCTGGGTGGGCTGACCGCCGCGGCCTGACAGGTGACGCATTGCTTGCTGAGCAAGTAGCAAACATGAGTTCTGCTCATGCGACTGTTGTTCAGTCTGCGTTAGATGCCGGTGACTTTGAGTACGCCAGAAAGTATTTCGAGGACAACAAAGGTCAGATCTCTGCTCCGGTTGTTTCCAAGATTGAGTCTGCTCTTGATGCTGGTGCTGCAAAAGATCAGAGCTTGAAGCTGTCACTAGATTTGACATCAAGCGGGATGTCGTACAAGGATCAGCGCAAGCAACTTAAAGATATGTACACCTCAAACAAGATTAGCGCCGAGGTGTATGACCAGACGTCTATTCGCATCAACAACGAAGAGACGCGCGCTAAGTCTGCCGAGGCTGACTTTAACAACTCCATGTCCGGCAAAGCGCAAGAGTGGATATTAAATAATCCCGGCGCTCCTGTTGTTGATATGCCGCCCAATCTTTACAACTGGGCAAAGGGCAAAGGGCAACTGCAAACGCTCAGCAATTTTGCCAACAGCAACGGGAATGTGGCGGGGGACTCTACAGAGTTCACTCGATTGTTCGTGATGAGCGCAGACGATCCGACAGCGTTTATGCGCGAGTTTGATCAAAGCAGCGAATCTCTGCGAACAGTTCTTTCGGCTACTCAATACAACTCGCTGCTCACCCGTCGCGGTTCTGTTGGCAAGGCTGACCTGCAAGGGCAACAAGCGGCCAAGGTTTCTGCCGCGACCATCAAGTCTTTGCGAAATAACCTGATCTCTTCTGGTATTGATGTGACGCCAAAAGAAGGAACGGCGCAGGCTGAGACGTTGGCTAATTTTGAGTCTCAGTTGATTCAGGCTATTTCCGCTAAGACAGAACAGGAAGGCCGCGCATTGACCCTGAACGAAACGCGCAAGATTGGCCTTGACCTGTTGCGTGAAGGTCGATTGCCGGGCGCTGGGTTCTTTGGCGGCGACACTAAGGTTCGCCGGTTTGAAGCGACCGAGGCAGACCTTCAGCGGTACGGGTTCCGGTATAATTACGAGGACATCCCGCCTGAAGATCAGAAGCGGTTGTATCGCATTATCCAGACTCGTCCAGATGTTCGTAACCAGCTTGGCATTGCGCTGACGCCAAACAAGACCATTACCAGCGACGACTTTGCGCGCGGTATTGAGCTCTTGTACGCAGCCGAGCTGGATGGAGTGACTTTCTAATGCCGACATTGCAAGAGTGGCTGAGCAAGCAAAATGAACAGGGCGTATCGGAAAAGCTGTTATCTGTTTCCGATGCCAATCCTGATTTAGCTGCGCAGTCGGTCAAGCAGGCTCGAGCAAACAACATCCCGCCTGCGCTGACTCCGTTTGAACCTGACCCGGATCTTGCACAGCAGGAGCGGCTGAACCGCATCTCGAGCACTGTGCAATCCACAAAAGCCTTGAAGCAATGGCTCGGCGCTCAGCCCGACGTTGTCGCTGCCTCTGTGCAGGACGATGTCGAGAACATGAGCCTAATTGAGAAAACGCTTAGCGTTCCTCGCGCGATTCTTTCGGGTGCGCCTAGTTTAGTTGGCGGCATCCTTGGTACCGCGTCTCTTGCGGCAGGCTCTTTGCGAACCATTGGCGACTACGTCAACAAGTCAGGCATTGCTATGTTAAGCCCGACCGCGACCCTGTTCTCAACTGGCGGCGCTGCCGAGCAGTTCTTTGCTGAGCAAGCCAAGGCTCAAGAAGGGTTGGCCGAGTTTGTTGCTGGCGAGCAAGCCATTAGCGGCCCGATCTCTGGTGGCATTTACGACGGTCTTAAATCCATTGGACAGCAGTTGCCTGCATTGGCTGCTGGTCTTGCTACGCGCAACCCAAACTATGCGTTAAGCCTGATGGCCTCATCCGCTACTGGCACAGAATACGTCAAGGCTCGCGAGCAGTTGGATTATGCACAGGCTGCACCATACGCAACGCTGCAAGGCTTGATTGAATACGCAACCGAAAAAGCTCCAGTTTTCCAACTATTCAAAGACCTAAAGGTCGATGAATCTTTCTTGAGCATTTTGGGCAAACAAATCTTGCTGGAAATTCCCGGCGAGCAAGCCGCGACCGTCCTGCAAGATCTGAACGAATGGGCAAACTTAAACCCAGAAAAACCGTTCAAGGAGTACCTTGCCGAGCGTCCTGCTGCCGCGGTTCAAACGCTGGCGGCGACGATTGTTGGCGTTGGCGGAAACGTCACCGTTACCAAAGCCGTCAACTATCTGCTCGAGCGCGACACCTATTCCGAGCAGGCTAACGAGACCGCAACTCTGTTGCGTGAACTAGATACCTTGGCTAAAGCATCGGTGGTGCGTGAGCGGGACGTAGAGACGTTTGAAGGGTTCCTCCAGACAGTCACGCAAGACACCCCCGTAGAGTCGCTGTATATCGATTCTCAGACGCTTTTAGACTCTGGCCTTGCCGAGGTATTGGCTGGGCAATCGCCGACCGTAGCGGCTCAGCTTGAGCAGGCGAGCGCTGGCACGATGATCCGTATCCCGACCGCCGAGGTCATGGGTCGGTTCAATCAAGAACTGTCGCCGTTGCTGCCTGAGATGCGCACCGATCCAAATGGCATGAGCCAGAAGGAAGCCGAGGAGTACGTCAGCACTCGAGGCGAGCAGTTGCGTACCGAGGTCGAGACCGTCCTGTCTCAAAGCGAGAACGAGTCTGCTGCGCAGGAAGCGCGCACGATGGTGCGTGACACGGTCGCACAGGAACTGATGGCTACGGGTCGCGTGACGCAAGACGTCGCCGACAACTATGCCTTACTGACTTCGACGTTCTACCACGTTATGGCGCAACGCATGGGGACGACCGCAGACAAGTTGTTCGGCGAGCAGCGAGTGCGTGTTCTCGGTGCTGGCCGTGGTGAGTTTGAGCAAATTACCGCGCCTGAATTTCAATTGTGGTTTCAAGACAGCAAGATTGTTGATCAAAACGGAAAGCCGCTTGTTGTTTATCGAGGCGCGTTAAGCGACGTTGCGGAGCGCGGCGGACAAGATGGATTTATTTATTTTTCCAAAGACCCAAAAGTTGCGGCTGGTGGAGAAAGAGGGTTTATAGAACCAGAGGTGTTAGAAGCCGCTGGCATTTCTCCAGATTTGGCTACAGTTCCAGAAGGGCTGCGTGTTGTTCCAGCATATTTGTCTATTAAAAACCCAGCCTCTTTGGATGATGTTCGTCAAATTGCCCCGAATGCAAAAACTATTCGTGATGCACTTCCTGCATTGAAAAACGCAGGATTTGATGGATTTGTATCAGATTATGAAATTGTTGCTTTTGACAAAACGCAAGTTCGTTCTGCCATAAGCGGGGCTGAATTCCAACAAGTTGGCGTGTCTGAAGAAACCGATCAGGATCAAGAGAACTCGTTGACTGGAATGCGCGTATCTCCGCGCCTGCCGACTGCGGTGAAGGTGACGGAAGATCCGCTGGCTGAAGAGCGATTGCAGCCTGATCTGAATACGGCAAAACGTGAGCCTGCCAAGTTAGCGAAAAACGTCGAGTTGATGTCGGCGTACCCAAACTTCGTTGGGTTGACCGGAGATCCTGAGACTCGTGTCGAGAAAATGATCTCGGACATGGTCGAGAATCTGGTATGGCTGCACAACAACTGGAAACCTGAATACCGCAATCGTTCGCGTATGTGGTATGTCGGTGGCAATCGCATTGCACATCGATGGGCTACTCGGTTCGGCATTGAACCGCAACAGGTAGCCGGTGTAATTGCTGCGACCAGCCCGCAAAAGGATTGGTTTCAAAACGTATCGCTTGCAGAGCGAATTCTTGAAGCAGTCATAAACAATTCGGATGTGGTGTGGGACAGCAAAATGTCCGACCTCGTTCGATCGCGTGACTGGGGCGGCAAACTATCCAAAGAACTTGGATATGTTCCAGTCAATGAGATTTCTCGCCTTGAAGGCAAGACTCTGCGCGATCTGTTTGATGCTGAGAACTGGGATCGTTCGTTGCTCGATATGGCCGTGTGGATTCGCGCGTGGGACGAAGCAAACAATCCGCAGGTTGCGCGCATTATTACGCCTGAAGGCGCATTTACAAATGAGTTTGACCAGACCAAGGGGGGCCAACCTGTCGCCTTGCGTTGGCAGTCATTCGCTACGATTGCGAAGACGCTGGAGATTCTGAAGGCCAGAACGCCGGATGAGATTTCAAAGGTTATTGGCGCGAACCACAAAGTCCGTTCGTTCTACAACAACATCATCGCCCCATATTCGGGCGGCGACGTAACCATTGATACCCATGCCGTAGCTGCTGCGCTGCTGCGTCCGTTGGGGTCAAACGACATTGAGGTCTCGCACAACTTTGGCAGCGGTAAAGCTGCGGTCAAAGACAAGAAGACCGGAGAGGTTGCCGAACCTGCTATTCCGGGCCCAGCCAATAGTGCCATCACAGGGCTGAATGGTACCTATTCAATTTATGCCGAGGCCTACCGTCGTGCGGCTGAGCAGGTTGGTCTGCTGCCCCGTGAAATGCAGTCCATTACATGGGAAGCCGTGCGCGGTATGTTCCGCCCGGAGCAAAAGACTGCAAAGAATAAGGCGGCAGTTAACCAGATATGGCAGAATGTTGCCGAGGGTAAACTTGATGTCACCGAAGCAAGAAACCAAATCGAAAAACTGGTTGGCGGAATTGCCGATCCCGCTTGGGTTAGATCCCCTGCTGGAACTAATGAAGCGGCAGCGGATTCCTCTTACGCTGAACAATTACCTGAGGCTGGCGTACCCGGAAGGGGTGCCGGAGTCGGCAGAGGTGATGGAGCTGGTGCCGCAGGAATTGCGCCCCGGCTTTTCCAAGGCGAAGGGCAAGAAGTCCGAGGGTCTTTTAGTCCCGAAGAGCTGACGATCCGGTTGACCAAGGCGCAGGATCTGTCGACGTTCCTGCACGAAAGCGGGCACTTCTACTTGCATATGCTTGTCAATCTGGCTGCTCGGCCAGATGCCCCTGCTGATGTTCGCAAGGATGCTGAGACGATCCTGAAATGGTTCGGCGTCAAAGGTACGCCTGAGATGAACCAGTTCGACACATGGCTGAATATGTCGGTCGACGAGCAGCGCCCGAGCCATGAGCGGTTTGCGCGCAGCTTTGAGGTGTACCTCGCCGAAGGCAAGGCTCCCTCGACTGAACTACAACCGATGTTTGACCGATTCCGATCGTGGCTGATGTCTGTGTATCGGTCGTTAATGGAACGCGCCAAGACCGCTTTCGGACGCGAGGTGTCGTTCGGCAAGGCGATGCAAGCCGAGCTCAATGACGAGGTTCGCGCTGTGTTTGATCGCCTGCTGGCTACGCAGGAAGAGATCGAAGCCAAGGAGGCAGCCCAGTCTATGGGTATGCTGTTCAAGACCGAAGCCGAAGCACAAAAGTTTGGTGTTGATTGGCAGTCCTATCAGGCGCAAGGAGAAGCCGCTACACAGCAGGCAATCAGCGACCTTGCCGCCAAGTCGATCCAAGACATGAAGTGGTTGGAAAACGCTCGTAGTCGGTTATTGACGAAGCTGCAAAAGGAAGAGAAAGAAACCCGCCGCAGCGTACGCTCAGCAGTACGGCCTGAGATCATGTCTCAGCCGGTCTACCGGGCATGGGCATACCTGACTGGCCCCCTCACCGACGACCCGAATGCGGAGCCGACAAGCCGTTTTGATCCTGAGTACCTCGAGCAGGTCACGGCTAGCAAGGAAGTGGTCGCTCAGCTGCGCAAGCTCAGAATGGTGGCTGGCCCTGCCGATATCAAGAAGGGCGTCAGCGGCGAACACCCGGATGTGGTCGCGGAGACCTTCGGGTTCTCGAGCGGCTCTGAACTGATCCGCGCCATTCTCGCCTCGCCGACCCCGGACGAAGCGATCAATGCCGAAACCGACGCTCGGATGCTGCGTGACTTCTCCGACCTGTCGACAGCAGAGGGCCGCAACAACGCGGTCAATGCTGCGCTGGCTAACGACGCCCGCACTCGGATGGTGGAGACCGAACTGTCTGCGCTCGAGCAGGCGATGGCCCCGACCGTCACGGTTGGTGGTCGACGACAGCGAACCTTGCCGGGTGCCGCAAAGGCATTTGCCCGATCGGTAATCAACCGTCTAAAGATCCGCGACGTTCGCGTCAGCCAGTACAGCGGCAGCGCTGCCCGTGCTGGGCGTAACGCAGACCGTGCCGTGAAGCGTGGCCGACTGGCCGAGGCTGCACTCGAGAAGCGCAACCAGCTGGTCAACAACTACGCTGCTCGGTTTGCCGGCGAAGCGCTCGACAATGTGAAGAGCGGTCTTGCTTACCTGAAGAAGTTCACGAAGGAAGGTACGCGCAAGAACATCGATCCTGAATACCTCGACCAGATCGACCGGATACTTGAACGGTTTGACCTGCGGCAAAAGACGCTGCGCGAACTCGACAAGCGCTCAGCTCTGGCTCAATTCATCGAGAACCAGAAAGAGCTTGGCATCGAGCCAGATCTCCCGGCGCACATCGTCAACGAAGCGCAGGCGGTCAACTACAAGAACCTGACCGTTGAAGAGTTTGCCGGTCTGGTAGACAGTATCCGTCAGATAGAACACTTCGGCAGACTGAAGCGCAAGTTGTTACTTGCCAAAGATAAGCGCGAGTTTGACGCCTTGATGGCTGAGATCCGCGAGTCTGTCATTGCCAATGATCAGGGCCGCGTTGCCGACAATCGCACCCGTACGGATCTGGGCAGTATTCTTGTTCGCGCGTTCAAGTCATTCACGGCAGCGCATCGCAAGATGGCTAGCATTGTGTATGAGATCGACGGGTTCAAAGACGGCGGCCCGCTGTGGGATGCGCTGGTGCGCACCGCTAACGAGCGCGGCAACTGGGAGGCCGACAAGCAGGCCGAGCTGACCACGCGCCTCGCGCAGTTGTTGCAGGGCTTGCCGAAAGAGCGCGCATTCAACAAGGGCCAGTTCTTCCCAAAACTTGGCGTGAGCTTAAATCAGGAAGCGCGTCTCGCTGTTGCGCTTAACTGGGGCAACGACGGCAACCGTCAGCGATTGCTTGATGGTCGCAACTGGACGACGGACGGTGTGCAGCAAGTCCTCGACTCTCTGTCACAGGAAGAGTGGGATTTTGTGCAGGGCGTATGGGATACGTTTGAAAGCCTGCGCCCAGAGATTGCACGGGTCGAGCGCAGCCTGATGGGCAAAGAGCCCGAGTGGATTGAGGCTGTGCCGATTCAAACAAAGTTCGGCACATACCGCGGCGGTTACTACCCTGCCGTGTACGATCCTGCCGAGAGCCTGCGCACCGAGCAGATGGCTGCGGAAGAAGAAGCCAAGCGACAACTCCGCGGCGCGCGTACTGCGGCTACGGTTCGCAGCAACTTTGTGAAGGGCCGCGCTGAAGAAGTAAAGGGCCGCCCAATCCTGCTGACGATGGACGCAACCTTCAACGGCTTGACCGACGTCGTGCATTACCTTGCCTACAAGGAATGGCTGGTTGACGCCAACCGAATCCTCCGCGCTGTCGACGGCACGATCCGAGAGCGTTACGGCGCTGAGATGACCCGGCAGTTGCGCACCGCTGTAGAGGCGATCGCTGCTGGCGAGCAAAACAATCCTCACGCTCTCGACAAACCGCTGCGCCACATTCGCATCGGCTCAATGGTGGCCGGGCTCGGGTTCAATATCGTCAACGCTGTTATGCAGCCGCTTGGCTTGTCGCAGTCGATCGTGCGTGTCGGCCCGAAGTACATCGCGCAGGGCGTGGCTGCATTCGCAAAGAACCCGGTCAAACTTGGCACAACCGTGTTGGAAAAGTCCTCGTTCATGCGAAACCGCAAGCGCACACAGAACAGAGAGCTGAACGACCTGCGAAACAGTCTACGCGGCAAGACAGAATCGCGTCAGTTTATTGACGGCGCAATGTTCCTGCCGATGACTGCAATTCAGATGACGGTCGATATCCCGACATGGTGGGGCGCGTATCAAAAGGCGCAGACCGAAGGGTATGACGAAGAGACATCGATTCAGATTGCGGATCAGGCTGTGCTTGCATCGCAAGGCGGCGGTCAGATGAAAGATCTGGCTGCAATCCAGCGCGGGTCTGAGTTCGTCAAAATCTTCACGGTGTTTTACGGTTACTTCAACACGGCGTACAACTTAGGCGTCGAGCGTATCCGTGCAACAAATCCTCGCAGCCCTGCACAGGTTGCGCGACTCGCAACAGATCTGTTGCTGATCTACTCGGTGCCTGCCGTGCTTGGAATGTTAATCAAGGAAGCATTCAAGATTGGCGACGAAGATGACGAGGAAGAGATTGCTAAGAAGCTGGCCGCAGAACAAGTGTCGTTTCTGTTCGGAACAATGGTCGGTGTGCGCGAAGCCGCTGGTGCAGCGCAGATCATGCTCGGCCTGTCGACCTCTGGCGGGCTCGGGTACAACGGCCCTGCCGGATTGCGATTTTTTAACGAACTGAACAAGTTTGCGCAGCAAGCCAATCAGGACGAGCTTGATCGCGCATTCGTTCGTGCAGGCGTAAACGTGGCAGGCATCGCTCTGCACTTGCCATCCGCGCAGATCAATCGAACCATCGATGGTGTGATCGCTATGAGCGAGGGTCGCACCCAGAACCCGGTCGCCTTGGTTGGCGGCGCTCCACCACAGTAAAATAGTACGGAATCATCGGAGACTGTTATGACCGTTTCATCATCAACTGCTCGAGTGAGCTATTCCGGCAACGGCTCAACACAAGCCTTTGCTGTCCCGTTCTACTTCCTGTCTAGCTCGCATCTGTTAGTCACGCTGCGATCCTCGGCTGGAGTGGAAACCCCGCAAGTGCTCGGCACCGACTACACGGTGACTGGCGCTGGCGTCTTGACTGGCGGCACAGTCACGATGACAACTGCTCCCGCCTCTGGCGCGACGCTCGTTATCGTGCGCAACGTCCCGCTGACGCAAGAGACGGATCTGCAGCCGAACGACCGACTGCCTGCGGAAACGCTTGAGCAGACGGTTGATAAGCTGACAATGATCACGCAGCAGCTTGATGAGGCGTCGGATCGCGCGATTAAGTTCCCCGTGTCTGACTCGTCATCGTTTGACACGACGCTGCCCGTTTCGTCCACGCGCGCGGGCAAGTATTTCAAGTTTGGATCGACCGGCGCAATCTCTTTGGATAGCACCGCCCCGGGATACGCGACCGCGGTGGTCACAGATTTTGGCGCTGTCGGTGACGACTCGACGGTGAACACGACTGCGATTCAAGCGGCGATCGATTCGCTGACCAATGGCGGGACGCTGTTCTTCCCGACCGGCACATACCGCTCTGGCTCGCTGACGATCGGCAGCGCAAACATCAAGTTCCTGATGACTGACGGAACGGTGTTGAAATTCCCGACCCTTGGCGCAAGCACGAAGGCGATCACGGTCAATGCCAATAACTTCTCGATTGAGGGCGGCAAACTGCAAGGCCCGGCTGCCTCGGTGTATGTCGCCAACGAGAACGGCATTCATATGCTCGGCACCTCGACCTCGGCCCGCAAGTCTGCCCTGCGCTTGGTTGATGTCGAGATCACCCAGTTCGGCGGCCACGGCATCTATGCGCAGTTCGTCGACGACATCCTTCTCGACTCCTGCAAGATTCACTATTGTGGATATTCCGGAGCGTCGTTCTTATCCTGCAATCACGGCGTTGCTACCAAGAACCAGTTCTTGAATATCACTCCGGGCACGGTCGGCAATATGTACGGCATCACGCTGACGCATGACTCGACCGGCTACAGCAGCGATCCGAATGTAGGCACCAAGCTCGCTGCGAATCCGTTTTGCTGGGATTGGTATGTTGGCTACAACTATGTCGCTTATAATGCATGGGAAGGCATCGACTGCCACGGCGGTTACGACATCACCATTGATAGCAACAAGGTCTATGCAACGTATGGCGGTATCGCTTGCTCATCTTCGAGCGGCGACGCTGCTGCCTATGCTGGCGCGAACAACGTCATCACGAACAATGTCGTCGATGCGCGTAACCCGGACGGATCTGCCTCTGGCTACGAGAACGACAACTACGGCATCAACCTCAACGGCGGTTCAACGCTCAACCACAAGAACGTGGTCTGCAAAGGCAACGTCGTGATCAATCACGGCATCTTGGGCAACACCAACTCGGGCGCGATCCAAGCGGTGTATGTACAGAATGCCTCGTTGACCGAGAACATTGTGCAGAAGTGGGGCGGTGCTGCGATTGTGGCAACGGCCAGCTCGTCAATGGTGATCGATAGCAATACGTTCCTTGAGCTTGGCGGCACGGCTGCTGGCGCAGAGAACGCAATTATGATCGAGACGACGACATCGCTCGGCAATACGTTCACGATTACCAATAACAATATGCAGGCCAACGGTGGCACGGCTGGATTGGTTGGCGTTCGCGCCGAGCAGATCACGACGCTGCCGTACTTTGCTGGCAACGACTTTGCTGCTGCGACATCTTCTGGATACGTTGTCCCGAATGACTTCCTGACAAGCGATCTGGCGTCACCCATCTATCGCGTTACGGTGAATAACGCAGGAGGTGGAGCGGCTGTGAATGTGAACATAGCCGCGCTGTCTCGATACCAAATCGTCCGGATCGACGTTACGTCTAGCAATGCAGCGTCTGAAATTTCAAATTTCACGAATGGTGTATACGGTCAGATCCTTCATATCCACTCACCTTCATCGACGGCGTTCGTCTTGAATGCGACTGCCAAGCGACTGTCAGGTGGTACGTCGTTCACGGCGAGCCAGTACGACATCGTCACGTTGCTTCAGACCGGCGATGTCTCTGGTGTCGGCGGCGTGTTCTGGACGGAGATCAGCCGTTCTGTGAATGCGTAAGCCGGTGTATCTCGGCCTTTAGGCTGTTGATCTCTGCCACTAGGGTGCTGGCCTCCGACCAGAGGCCACGCATCCTGATGGCGGCTAGCGCGTTATCGATGCGCCAATCACGCTCTTGGCCGTACCCCCACGGGGCGGCCTTGAGTTCGTTTGCCCACGCTCCCGCTGGGCTCTCGTTGTCGATCGTCATGCTCCACCTCGTCGGTGCCGGGTTCGTACATGAAGTGATTGCAGCGCCATTCCGCAGGCCAATCATTGGCCGTGCAGAATAATTGTTTGCCGTCGTGTTTGGAGTAGCGACAGCTCCAGCAGGTCATGCGAGCGTGTACCGCGCGTAGGTTTTCTTGCGCTTGGTCTCGAGCTTGCTGCTGATCTGGAATCCCATGCCGCGCAGGTCAAGGATGCGAGCGGCTAGGCGAAAACATCCGAAACGGATCGCATCGAGCTGGGTGATGCTGCCGCGGCGCTTCAAGTGTGAAAGCACTTTGTCGTTCTGGGTTTTCATGTGTAGTTTGGCTCCGGTATGTGAATGCCAAGCTCTGCGCACTTGGCCTCGATGATGGCGAGGTAGTCGCTGAATTCCTGTTTGGTCAACTTGCTGGATCTGCGCAGGGGCTTGTGTCGCTTCCTGCCGAATCCCTCGATGACCTCGGAACCCCATGCCTCGATCAAGAAGTATTCGTGCAGATCGTTTGTCGTCCAACCTCGCAGCGCTTCTCCGCCTCCCTCTAGGATGGATGGGTACACCACACCCCAGAGGAAGGCGTTTTGTTGGTCGCTCCGTTTTGGCTTGAATGCCTCGACGGTGATCTGCCAGCTCTGCGCCGGGTCAAGTCTGCTGACCATGTTGCTGATCGCGTTTGCGATCTGATCGGGCGGTGTGCCTTTGGCTATTACGCGGCGCATGGTAAGGAATCCTCCTTACTTAAAACGGGATGTCGCCGATGTCGTCATCGGTGAACGTCTCGGTGACGGGCTGCTGTTGCTTGGGTACTGGGCGCGCCTCGGGCAGCCCATCCTTTGGCGTGATTGCCAAGCTAAAGAATTTTGAGCCCGGCTCTTTCGCAGTAGGGCCAGCAACTTTTACCCATGCTGAAAGCCAATACTCGACGCCGCCAACATTGATCGATCCACGGTATTCGGGATGCTTGTCGGTTTTGCGATCTAAATTCTTGCCAAGCGTTCCTTTGTTTGTGTTGTCGTACTCTTTCACAGGCTCAACTCCTTCAGGTTATTCACTTTGCGGTCAACTTCAGATAGGAAATTCGTCACGGCCTGCGTGATCTCAAGGATCTGCGGCTGGTCGCGGTGGACGCGGATGATGTGCAGTCGCAGGCGCTCGGGCAGTTTCGGCTGATACACAACGTAGTCGCACCAGTCTCGCCCGGTCACGGCCATCTGCCATTGCATCTGGAGGCGGTGTTCGGTCGGAACTTTCTTGCTCTCGATGATGTCCAAGGCGGTTGCGGGCTGGACGCACTTGATCTCGACCAAACCTTCCGTACCGACAAGGCCATCCGGTGACGCACCGGCCTCGAGCTTCGGGTGCTTGATGAACCCGACCTCTTCGACCAACTGCCCCACACGGGCGCTATAAGCGGCTCTGGCCTCGGCCTCGGTGTCGATGCCGTGCTGCATCGCCGGGCTCGTATACGTCTCCGTAGCCTGCCCTGTGAGGCGCTCGCAGACGAGCTGCGCCATGTAATTACGATAACCGGCCTTCGTCTTCTCCATCATCACATTCGAGATGGCCGATGCGGTGACCCGGCCACAGCGACTCGAGTACCACTCTGGCGTACGTTGGGTGTCGCTCACTTGGAAAGCTCCTTCTTGCGGGCGGTAAACTTGCTGACGCCGCGGGAACGGATCGCCTCCGGCAGCGTGTGATACAGGGCGTTGAGTTCGTCGACCGTGTTGCAGGCGGCAACCTCGGCGTTGAGCTTGGCCTCGATCTCGTCGACCTCTGCCTCCGGCAGATCCTCGCCAGCGTAGATGTAGAGGCCGAGGCCGTGCAGCGCGATGCACTTGGCAAGGCAGCGCATGATGCTCGTATTCACGGCGAACGCATTCGGGTTCTGGATCGGCTGGTTGCGGTGGTCAAGCACCGGCAGCAGGCAAGTCTTGATGTCGCCCTTGATCTCGACCGAGACCTTGACCATTCCGGTCTGATCCTTGAGATAGACCAGCGGTAGTCCGTCGTATTCGTGGACGGTGTAGCGCGCAGTCGCGTCGATCTTCAGCACCTCGGCCCACGCCCATGCCCACGACAGATACGAGAGATTGTTCTTTTTCTCGATGTGGTCGTTGACGTTAATCTTCAGCAGTTCGCTCATGACAGGCTCCCGTAGATCTTGTTGAGTTCGTCTTCGATGACGGCGTTCAGTTCGGCAAGGGCTCGATCGCAGGCGGCGATGCGATCCTGCTCGTCACGCTCGGCGAGTTCCTGATCCTGTTGCTGCCACCAACTCTGGTCGTCGTTGCCCCAAGGCGCTAAATCACTCACGGCTCTGTACCTCCTCTTGTTGTGTGCAGCCGCGGTCGCCACACGGGTCGAGTGCGGCAGCCAGTAGAAACAGAATGATCAGTCCGATGAACTGCGGCCAAGGAGACTTCATCGCTGGTCTCCCGCGACAGCCTGTACGCCAGAGGCGTAGCCATCGGTCTTGCCCATCGAATAGGCGTACTTGACCGACTGCTCGATGATCGGGTCGAGCGACTTGTTGTCGACGAACTTGATCAGGTCTTGGATAACGCGCTCGAGTTCGGCGCGATAGGCGATGTCGTTCATGCGGCCTCCTTGAGGGCGTTGACTACGGGAATCCAAGCGGCAAAGCGCACAGGGTCACGCTCGACTTGCTCAAACAGATCCGGCTGCTCGTCCGGGTTAGCGCGGAAGAAGGCGATCTCGCAGGCGACGCAGTAATCGTCGCAGATGGCTTCGGCGACTTGGCATTGAAAGCACCATGCGTTGTTCATCTCGTATCTCCGTTGTTGTTTTGCTCGACGGGATGAATGTTAGCACAGGCTACTTCCTATCTGTCAACACTTGCTAACGAAATATTTTTAGTCTACCTTTCGCGGCAGGAGGAACCTATGACGTTCGATGAACTACTGACCGTGTACGGATCACAGGCGGAGATCGCCCGGGTGTATGGCATTAGCCGTGCCTCGGTGAATCGCTGGGCAAAGACAGGAAAAGTGCCGGAGCTGCGCGTATTGCAGTTTGAACGGACGCAGAGCCCCGCACAGGCGAGGCAGATGCGCAAGCAGTTGCAGATAGCCGCGGCTCGTAGATGGGCCGAGAAGGGCTGACGATGCGATACGGCAGCGTTTGCTCGGGGATAGAAGCCGCGACCGTGGCTTGGCATCCCCTTGGTTGGCAGGCGGCATGGTACAGCGAGATCGAACCGTTCCCGTGCGCCGTGCTGAAACATCACTACCCACACGTTCCCAACTACGGGGACATGACCAAGTTTGAGGAATGGCCGAATGAACCAATTGAACTTCTGGTCGGAGGAACCCCTTGCCAATCCTTCAGCGTCGCAGGGTTGCGTCGAGGACTGGCTGATCCCAGAGGGAACCTCATGCTTACCTACCTTGCAATCGCTCAACGTCACCGGCCTCGATGGCTTGTCTGGGAAAACGTCCCCGGTGTCTTGTCATCGAACGGTGGACGGGATTTTGGAACCTTCCTCGGGGCGCTGGGGGAGTTGGGGTATGGGTTCGCCTACCGAGTGTTGGACGCTCAATGGTTCGGAGTGGCCCAGCGACGTCGCCGTGTGTTCGTTGTCGGATACCTTGGAGACTGGCGTCGTGCCGCAGAGGTTCTTTTTGAGTCCGAAAGCGTGTCAAGGCATCCTGCGCCGAGCCGAGAAGCGCGGCAAGGAACTGCCCAATGCCTTACAGCAGGCGTTGGAAAGCGTTTCGATCCAACAACAGAAACCCTCCCAGTCGTAGCAGAAACACTAATTGCATCTGACCATAAAGGGCCGGGTCATAACCGCGACCATAACTTCATCGCGCAGCCGATTACGTTCGGCGCACAAATGTCTACGCCACAGACCGACGTTGACATGGTGCAAACGCTGCAAGCCAAAAATCCAATGGCGGTGGCTGCTCCTGCTTATGGAATCCCCGGCAACTGGATTGGCAGAGCGCCAGAGAACGGCGGCAATGCGGTAGAGCCGATGCTTGACGTATCGCCGTGTCAGACCAAGACCGACATTCATGCCGTCGCGCAGCCGGTGGCGATGCGAGAGTCCGGTCAAGGCTACTGGATGGAGGACACGGTAGCGGGGACGATTGACGCGAACATGGGAATGAGCGGTCACGCAAACCGCCCTGCTGTCATCAAGCAGCCGGCTATGCAAGTCCGTCGCCTCACGCCCGTAGAGTGCGAGCGTCTGCAAGGCTTCCCTGACGGCTACACCAACATTCCTTGGCGCAAGGCTACGGAAAGCCCGGATGGCCCACGTTACAAGGCATTAGGCAATAGCATGGCTGTGCCTGTCATGACATGGATCGGGCGCAGAATTGCAAATGTTGAGAACACCTAGAAACGACAAACCCCCTCTCGGGGGCTTGACGGATCACGCAGGGCGATCTATTTTCTCGTCAGGGTGGACGAGTGAAGATAGGGTAGTACGGTGTACTACATCTGTCAAACACTCTCCATCCTCGGCTGTTCTGGTCGGGGAAACTACGCGCAGAACAGGCCTAAATCTAGACCGGGGCGGCCAGCCTCTAGACACGCGGCGTAAGCGAGGAAGCGTGAATGGCACCGGGAAACCGGCAAAAGTAGCTCGCAGCAGGGTGGCTCCGTCAGTCATCAACTCTGTGCGATCTCATTAGGCGTAATCCGTCCAATGACCGTGCAGAGTTCACCATCAGTCATCAGTTCTTAAAGCAATAACTATCTAGGAGATACATACATGGGTGATGAATTTGTTTACTCACCATCTGCTAAAGCCGAGAAGAAAGTACCAGACCGTACAGACTCCGCTATCCATTCATCAGCAGACTACTGGGCTACAGCAGTAACAGAGAACCCTCTCAATCGCTTGCGTCTACTCGATGCCAAGCTCGCTAGACCGAACGTCGATGTGGAAACAATCAAAGCTCGAGCAGGTGAACTGATACGCGAACTGGGTGCAGCCAAAGTGTTGACCGATCCCGATTGCGTTGGCCTAGTGCGTCAGTTGTTCGGTCAGCGTGGAGTTGATCGGTTACGGGAAAGGGCTAAAGAGAATGCGTGATCACATCAATCCAGACCATTACCAGCAAGAGATCGAGACCGTCGATTTCATGCGAGCGAATGCTAAATCCCAAGAACATTTTCTCGAGTTCTGTAGACTGACAGCTCTTGGCTACATCGCTCGAGCAGGACGCAAGCCGGATAACCCGATGGAACAAGACGCGCAGAAGGCAATCTGGTGGCTCACTTGGATGACAGGCAATGACCCTCGCAATCGATAAGGCTACCGCGGCAGGCCCGCGCAACGACGACGACGAACCGTACCGCGCTCTGTGGTCGAGCGTTCTGTACCTCGCCATCCGAGACTGCAACCGCAAGGGCAATGCTCGAGCTGCGCTGCATTGGATCTATGCGCCACACGATGAGGTCGGAAGCCTGCGCTGGATCTGCGATATGCTCGATCTGGACTATCAGAAACTACAGAACATCTGCATGAGCCGTGAAGGGCGAGCGCAGATCCTCAAACGTAACGTGAGAATGAATCATGCGTATCGTCCTCCCGTGGCCTCCCTCGATTAACCACTACTGGCGCAATTACCGCGGTCGAATCGTGGTATCCGCAGACGGCAGGCAATACCGACAGACCGTATCCTATCGGATACTTGAGCAGGGAATCCCGCGCGACAATCTCGCTTGCAGGCTCGCGGTCAGCATCGATGCGTACCCACCAGACAAGCGGCGGCGCGATCTCGACAACATCCAGAAGGCGCTGCTCGATGCCCTAGTCCACGCTGATGTCATTGAAGACGACAGCCTAATTGATGCCCTGTCTATCCAGCGGCATGAAGCCAAGGAAGAGGGCGAAGTCATTGTGAGAATTCAACCTTATGCCACAGAGATGCCGGATCTGCGGGTGTGAATATGCCTTCAAGTGTCACAACTCGAGGTTTCACATCTACATTCAAGAACACTACGAGCTGATCGAAAAAGTAAATCAACTAGCGAGGATCATCGGAGATGCAATCGATCAATCCAGAAAAAGTGAAAAAGTTATGGGCCGAGGTACGCGAACTAAATCAACAACTCGCAGCGGTTCACCGAGAAATTCATCGCGTCGAACTCGGGTTGCCGGAACCCTTCGACTTCGGTAAGGATTGGGTGCCGCCTTACTTGAGGGAAGGATCATGTATACCGTTGAGGACGATGTAACGGACGAGGAGCTGGCAGGCGTTGATCTGGCGCTGACTTTGATGGTGTCTTGGCATACGATGCGCGAATACGAAAAGGTGCTGCGCAGGATCAGCAAATGGAACGACGATGGCCCCTCGATCTGGGCGCGCCGGGTGTTGAACGAGTACGAGCGGAGACTGGATTCGTGAGCGATGGAATCAGGCTAGAGCCCTGCCGAACCTGTATGGCAAAGGGTTGGATCGAGGACGGCATGGGCGACTGGCTCCGATGCTGGGAGTGCAACCCCCAACCGGCCAAGGAGCCGGCCAAGATTCTCCAGTTCGCCCGCGGTGCCAAGGTCAAGCAAAAGCCGGTAGACGATCTGCCGCCAGCGGCATAGAATCCTGATATGAAGCCCGGACTCTACGCAAACATCCATGCCAAGCGCGAGCGCATCAAAGCCGGAAGCGGCGAGAAGATGCGTAAGGTTGGGGCCAAGGGTGCGCCGACTGCGAAGGCGTTTCGTGAATCTGCAAAAACGGCGTTGAAGAAATGAAAGGCAAAGGCGCAAAGATGCTCGCCAAGCACCTCGAGATGATGGACGAGGAAGGCTACGGCGAAGAAGGCAAAGAGGAAGGCGGCGAAGAGGCTGGCGAACTCGAGTTGAAGCTCAAGTTCAAGTCTGCTGCCGAGGCTCGCGATTTCCTGATGAAGGGATTCGGAAGTGCTAGCAAGCCGTCTCGGCGATAACGGTGACACCGATCTGCCGCCAGTCCGGCGTGGTATCGCTGGCGAGATCCGGGTGGGTGCTGCTGCATTCCGCCCGCTCGCTGCAAGAGCGACCCGACTGGCAGGCGCACAAGCGGTGGCTCGCCCCGCGCTCGGTGGCGCTGTCCGTGAACGCATTCCGTTCTACGAAGACCGCAGTCGCCCGTCACCCGATGTGCAGTTAATCCCATGAAGACCGCGGCATGGCAGCGCAAAGAGGGCCAGAACCCAAAGGGCGGCCTCAACGAGAAAGGAAGGGCTAGTTATGCTCGAGAGACTGGTGGAACACTCAAGGCTCCGGTTCGCAGCGGCGACAATCCGCGTCGAGCGAGCTTTCTCGCAAGGATGGGCAACGCTCCGGGCCCGATGGAGAAAGACGGTAAGCCAACCCGCCTTGCCCTCGCCCTCCGAGCATGGGGAGCCAGCAGCAAAGCCGACGCGAAAGCGAAAGCCAAAGCGATAAGCGAACGAAACAAGGGGAAGTAAGTTTATGCCTCTGAAGCAAGGTTATAGCCAAGCCACGATCAGCTCGAACATCTCGAAAGAGGTGAAGGCTGGCCGACCACAGAAGCAAGCGATTGCGATCGCACTATCAACCGCACGATCGGCTGCCAAGAAGGCCAAGCGCAGCTCTGTCGTTCGACGCCTGACGGAGAAGTAATGCCCGCAGGACGCCCGTCAATCTACACGCAGGAACTGGCGACCGACATCCTCACGCAGTACAGCAGCGGCAAGAGCCTGCGCAAGATCTGCGAGCAGGAAGGAATGCCAGACCGGGTGACTTTGTGGCGCTGGCGGATTGAGAACCCAGAATTTGCATCCGCTTTCGCGCGCGCACGGGAAGCAAACGCCGAGACGATTGAGGATGAGATTGAGGCGATCGAGACCAAGGTGCTCGATGACAAGGTTAATCCACAAGCTGCCAACGTGGTGCTCTCATCGATGCGCTGGCGAGCCCGAGTGCTGCACCCGAAACGATACAGCGACAAGGCCGAGGTCGAGCATTCCGGCAATGTGGGCCTGACCGTCAACGTGCTACGGATCACGGATGCCGACGATAAACCTACCAGCTAACGGCTGGCTCCCTCGCCACTACCAGATCCCGGCATGGCGAGCGCTCGAGAGCGGCACGAAGCGCCTTGCTCTGGCATGGCATCGCCGCAGCGGTAAGGACGACATCAGCTTGCATTGGGCTGCTGTGTCCATGATGACCCGCGTCGGATCTGTGTGGCATATGCTCCCGCAGGCTAATCAGTCGCGTAAAGCGATCTGGGACGCCGTGAATCCGCACACCGGCAGACGTCGCATCGACGACGCATTCCCGCCAGAACTACGCGAGACGACCCGTGAGCAGGATATGTTCATCCGGTTCAAGAACGGATCGACATGGCAGGTAGTCGGCTCGGACAACTACAACAGCCTCGTCGGTTCGCCTCCGGTCGGCGTCGTGTTCTCCGAGTACGCGATGGCCGATCCCAATGCGTGGGCGTTCCTGCGACCGATCCTTGCCGAGAACGGCGGTTGGGCGATCTTCATCTCGACGCCTCGGGGCCGGAACCATTTCGCTCGGCTCGTCGATTACGCACGGCAGGACGCTGACTGGTTCGGGCAAGTGCTCACGGTCGAGGATACGAAAGCGATCCCGATCGACACCATCAAGCGCGAACGCAAAGAGTTGCGCATGGAACGCGGCGACAAAGAAGCCGAAGCGATCATCCGGCAGGAATACTACTGCGATTTCGACGCTGACATCCCGGGCGCGTACTACAACGAACTGATCCGATCGGCAGAGCTGAATGGCCGCATCGCAGAGTTCCCGCACATCATCGGCCAGCCGGTCGGTACTGCGTGGGACATCGGGGTTGGCGACTCGACGGTGATCTGGTTCTACCAGCTGATCGGTCACAAGGTGCGCATCATCAACGTACTCGAGGGCAGCGGTGTCGGCCTCGACTGGTACGCCAAGAAGTTGCTCGCGCTCGATTACGTCTACGGTGACCACATATGGCCTCACGACGGCGCTGTGCAGGAATGGGGCAGCGGTGTATCTCGAGTACAGGTAGCCGCGGGCTACGGCCTCAAGCCGCGTGTGCTCGAGCGTGACGCGGTGGACGATGGCATCCAAGCGGTGCGCATGATGCTGCCTGCCTGCGAGTTCAACCTCGACCCTGATCCGTTCCCGGGTGAGACTCGAGATGATGCCAAGGCGCGCATGACCCGTGCGATCGACGCGCTGAAGCAATACCGACGCGAGTACAGCGACCAGCTCCAGCGGTTCCGCGACAAGCCGGTACACGATTGGACGTCGCATTTTGCAGACGCATTCCGCTATCTCGCCAAGGGACGCAAGCCATTCCGCGGCACCGAGTCTGCCCGTCGTCCCGGGCATCAAGTCGCTGTAGCAGACTACCGAGTGCTGGGGTAGACTGTCGTCGCAACCCAAAGGGAGTGCGATATGTCAAGTCTTTTTAAACCCAAGATGCCGAAGATCGAGCCGACCCCTCCGCCTCCGACGGTGGATGAGGCGCAGCTCTCTCGCATCGAACAGCGCCGCATGGCTCGTCGCCGTGGTCGCGGATCTACGATTATGTCTACGCCAGCCAGTCAGCAGACCGGCTCGGTCGGTGTTTCTCGCTTGCTCGGAGGTGGCTAATGGCTGGCTTATCTGGATTCGGTAGCTATATGCGCAAGCAGGGCAAGAAGAAGGGCAAGGCTGCTGGCATGGCC